CCACGGATTCCAAACAGATTGCATGCAATTTAATTACGGGAGGCCCCATGAGCAGCGCAAAGCCCGTGGCCTGGACGCAAGACGAGGCCAAGAGGGTCCGCGAGATGCTCATGAAGTTCTGCGGAGACGAGGACACCGTCTGCGCGGTCATGGGCTGCCGCAAGTCGCAGCTCAACTGGCTGTGCCGCGAGGCGTTCGGCCTTCCGTACGCACAGGCGGCGCGCAAGTTCGAGCTCGAGGGCAAGGCCATCCTCAAGATGGCGTACTTCGACGCCGCGGTCGACGGGAACTCCAAGGCCCTCGACCTGATGGCGCGCGAGCACCTCGACATGCTCGGGCCCGTCGAGCGCAGGCGCAAGGTTGCGGCCGAGGCCAAGGCGGCCGAGCGCGCGGAGGTCGAGTTCTGATGACCGCGTGCTCCATCGTCGACCCCGAGACCGTCCCCGAGATAGCCGAGTGGCTGCATATGGTGGAGGACGGCCGCATCGTGGCCTGCCGCGAGCAGCACCAGCTGTGCGCGATGGTCCGCGACATCTTCGCGTCCGAGCCTTTGCGCGTGGACCGCGAGCGGCTGGACCGCTACCTCGGCTACCAGCGCTTGTTCCCGTTCGAGCTGACGCCCGACGAGAAGCTGATGCTCGCGCTGATGCTGTGCACGTACAACGCCGACGGCGTGCCGCGCTTCAAGACGCTTTTCCTCTACGTCGGGCGCGGGTACGGCAAGAACGGCTTCATCACCTTCCTGACCTTCTGCATGCTCTCGAAGGCCAACGGCATCCTCGAGTACGACGTTCACGTGGTCGCCACCACCGAGGAACAGGCCAAGACGAGCTTCGACGAGTTGCGCAACCTCTTCGACCGAGACCCCGAGCGCTTCCGCGACGGCTTCTCGTGGACGAAGACCGAGATAAAGAACAAGAGCACGAGCTCCGTGTTCAAGTTCCTGACGGCCAACGCCAACTCCAAGGACGGAGGCAGGCCCGGCGCCATCATCGCCGACGAGGAGCACGCCTACGAGTCCAACAAGACCCTGGGCGTGCTGATGGGCGGCCTGGGCAAGAAGGCCGACGCCCGCGTCTTCAAGATCACCACGGACGGCGACGTGCGCGAGGGCCCGCTCGACGAGGACAAGGAGCTCGCCGAGGACGTGCTGGCCCGCAGGGTGCCGGACGGCCGCTTCCTGCCGATGCTCTTCAGGCTGGACGACCCGGCCGAGATACACGACGAGCGCATGTGGGCCAAGGCCAACCCCTCGGTCACGCGGCGCCCGAGCCTTCTGCAGGAGTACCGCGACGACTACCGCGAGTGGCTGAGGCACCCGCAGAAGCACCCCGAGGTGCCCACCAAGCGCTTCAACTGCCCGCAGCAGCGCGCCGACCTCGCGCTCACGACGCGCGAGAACCTCATGGCCGCGTCGCGCGACCTCGGGGAGCTGGAAGGCCTGCCGTGCGTGCTGGGCATCGACTACGCCCGCACGACCGACATGGTGGGCGCGTGCCTGCTCTTCCACAGGGACGGCGAGTGGCAGGCGGTGCACCACGGCTGGTGGTGCACGCACTCCGCCGACGCCGGGGAGGTCAAGGCGCCGCTCGACCAGTGGGCCGAGCAGGGGCTGCTGACCATCGTGGACGACGTGGACATAAGCCCGGCGCTGCCCTGCGAGTGGGCGCGCGACTGGACCGCCGCGCGCGGCTGCACCATCGAGATGGCCGCGCTCGACGACTACCGGCTGGCGCTCATGAAGGGCCAGCTCAAGGAGGTGCTCGACCTCGACAGCTCGCTCAAGGGCGAGGACCAGCAGGTGTACGTCGTGCGCCCGTCCGACCAGATGCGCGTCTACCCGGTGCTCGACTCCGTGCTTGCCAACCACCAGATCGCGTGGGGCGACTCGCCCCTGATGCGCTGGTGTGCCAACAACGTGCGAGTCGAGCCCGCGCCCAACGAGAACTTCAAGTACGGCAAGATGGCCCCGCACTCGCGCAAGACCGACGTCTTCATGGCGCTGGTCGCGGCGTTCTCCGTGCGGGAGCGCATCCCCGAGGAGGCGGAGCTGGTCTTCGGCCTGCCCGTCTTCTACTAGCAAGCAAGCAAACGAACACGAGCCCCGCAAGGGGCTTTTTTCATGCCCAGCCGAGGGGAGGAAACCCATGGCAACAATCGGAAGCACCGTCATAGACTTCCTGGGCAACGTCATGCTCGGGCCGGAGCCGGGCGCGCAGGGCGGCGAGGTGCTGACCCTCGCCGAGGCGCGCGAGCGCTTCGACAGGTCGCGCGCCCTGTACGACTGGATGCTCGTGGCCGAGCACACCGTGGTCGGCTACATCATCGCAGGCATGCAGCGCAGCCCCATCCGCATCCGCGGGTCCGGCTACGCGGAGCGCGACGAGGCCGAGTGGCTGTGGAACGTGCGGCCGAACCCCAACCAGAGCCACAGCGAGTTCGTGGCGCGGCTCGTGGACCGCATGTACTTCGCGCCGCAGCGCTGCGCGCTGGTGGTGCCGCACCGCGGGTGCCTGTGGCTGGCTGACGGCTGGACCGAGGAGAAGACCCCCGGGCGCCCGACCCGCTACGTCAACGTCTCGGTGGAGGGCTCCACGGAGGTCGTGCGCCGCACGCTCACGGCCGACGAGGTCTTCGTCTTCCGCGTGCCAGAGACCTCGCGCTGGCGCAGCCTCATGGCCGCCATGGGAGGCGCCTACGCGGAGATGGCCAGGAGCGCCGCGGACGCCTTCGGCGACAAGAACGCCGAGCGCTGGCTGCTCGAGATGGACGTGTCCCTGTCCGGCACGCAGACGCAGCAGGACAAAATCAACGCGTACCTGAAGGACGCCGTGGGCCCCTTCGTGAAGGGCTCCGACGCCGCCCTGCCGCTGTACAAGGGCATGCAGCTCAAGCGCGCCGAGGCCGACTACTCGGGCGGCGAGTCCACGCTCGACGTGGTCCAGATACGCCAGGAGGCCTTCCAGATCGTCGCCAACTGCATGAGAATCCCGGTCTCGTTCCTCGAGGGCAACGTCAACAACTTCGAAACGGTGTTCGAATCGTTCCTCGCCTTCTGCATCGACCCCGTCGCCAAGGCCGTCGAGGACGAGATAGCGGCCAAGTCGCTCACGCAGGGCGCGTGGTCGGCGGGCGCGAGCGCACGCGTGGACACGAGCCACGTGCGCCACGTGGACCTTTTTGCTGTGGCCGACAAGGTCGAGAAGCTGGTCGGCAGCTCCATCGACACGCCGAACGAGATACGAACATTCACCGGCCAGGAGCGCGTCGACGCCCCCGGCATGGACGAATACCAGATGACCAAGAACCACGAGACGGCGACGGGAGGTGATTTACATGCCAATCCCGCAAGTGCCGATGCAGCTGATGGTGAGCGGTGACGCCACCGAGGCGCAGCTGCACATCATGGGCGACATCACGGGCGGCCACTGGTTCTTCGGCAAGGCCGACACTGACACCGACGCGGCCGACGTGGCGCAGGCGCTCGCCGAGCTGCCCGCGACCGTGGGCGCCATCACGGTGCACATCAACTCCTACGGCGGCGAGGTGGCCGAGGGCGTCGCCATCTACAACGCCCTCAAGGCCCATCCCGCCAAGGTCACGACCGTGTGCGAGGGCTTCGCGTGCTCCATCGCGTCCGTGGTCTTCATGGCGGGCGACGAGCGCGTCATGCGCCCCGCCTCCATGCTGATGCTGCACAACGCCTCGATGCCCGCCAACGGAGACGCCAACGCGCACCGCAAGGCGGCCGACGACCTCGACACCATCACGGAGCTGTCCCGCACGGCCTACCTCGAGCACGCCACCGACGAGCTCACGCCCGAGCGCCTGGCGCAGGTCATGGACGCAGAGACGTGGGTGAAGCCCGAGACGGCCCTCGAGTGGGGCCTCGCCACGCAGGTGGACGGCTGGGAGGGCTCCGACGAGCCGACCCAGAGCGCCCGCGAGCTCGTGGCCAGGCGCCTCACGTCAGCCGTGGCGCAGGTGGCCATCACGCGCGAGCAGATGGCCGAGATAGCACGCGGCGTCGCCGACCGTCTCGTGGGCGAGTGCGGCTTCGCGGAGCCGGAGCAGCTCGAGCTGCCCGAGCCCGAGCCGGATGCCGAGCCCGAGCCAGAGCGGCCCAGCGAGCGCTACGCCCGCATCTTCCAGAATCTCTCAAGCATGTAAGGAGGACACATCATGTCCATCAACCTCAACGGCCCCGCCCGCAAGTCCGCCAGCTTGCTCGCGCAGGCCTTCAAGGCCGACGACGAGGCGCAGATCGCCGACGCCTTCGCCGAGTTCCAGTCG